TTTTTCAAACAATTTTTCCACTTTATCCGAAATCGGCTTATTAGAAATAGCCCTAAATTTTCCGCTATCGTTGTATGTCAGACTGTTGTCTTCTATACATTCGTAGTAATATTTCGTTACACTGTCATAATAAAACTTACCTTTCGTTTTATTGCCAATGTCCTGTATGTTTCCACCAAATTCTAGTCCTAGAATCTCAGCTAAACGATTCCCTTCTAATGCTGTACCTTTTTGCGATCCGTATAAAGTACTATCTGATAAAACAAAAGAATTGTTTTTAAAGTTCAATAAATATTCTTTTTTATCTTTTAAAATCCCTTTATCAACCTTATCCAACAAATTGTTCTTTAATTGATAGATTTGATATTCTGTTCCGCCTAATTTTAAAAATACATCCTCAAATTGATTTTCTCCATCAATTCTAATTAATAATTTTAATCCGTCAAATACGCCAAATTCTTCGATACCAGTCAATGTAACTTCGTAAATATCTTTGTTAGTTCCTACAGTTCTAGTTGTATCTAAAGTATGAACCAATCCTTTTTGCAAATCATTCATGATTTGTGCTGTCAATGTTGTTCCAACTTGGGTTGCCGTTTCTTCACCTTTCCAAATATGCCTAACCAATCCAGCACCAACATCGTTTGCACTTTCAACTTTGTAAACATCTAAATTCGTTCCTATCCAATCCTTTATTTTTTTTAACATCTATCTTACTCCTTCTTGTGTAATTACATTTATTCTTGCTAAATTACTCTCATAACTTTTTTGTTGCAAAATCTCATCATAAAAGCTATCCTCTATTTTTAAAATTCTTTTCACTCCAACAAAGGCCCCATTTGAAATATAATTAGCTGTTTGCACCTTATATTTAAAATCAACAGTTATTTCCACACCTTTCGCTCTTATTTCAAGCAAGATATTTAAGATACTCTTTTTTATATATGCAGACAGTCTTTTATTCAATATAATGTAAATGCTTCCTGCTTTTTCTTTATAAAATTGTGTTTCAAAATTTCCGTTAAAACTTCCATTTTTAACTTTAAAATCTATGTTTTTAACTTTATCTTTTATAATCCCTTCTTTAAAAATTAAAATATTTTGCTCATAATTTTCAATTATAATCTTGAGCACGTTTAAGATTGTTTCAAAAGTTGCATTTTTACTTTTCCTTGAAATCTCAGCAAGTATTCTTTTTCGATAATTTTCATCATTTTCATTCATATTTCTTTTTAAATTAAAAGATATTCCAAATTTGTCTAATGCATAACCTTCCGCTTTCATAATGTTTAAAGATTTCAAAAGCTCATATATTCCTTTACTCGCTTGTCTGATTTCTTCTAAATATAAATTCAACAAAAAATAATTATTGCTTTCTCTGTCTCTTCTATACATATGTGGGAATCTACTTATTATTTCATCCGTATAATCTTCGCTATTTTTATACATAAACTACCTCAATATTATTTTCATTAATTTGAAATTTTTGACCGACTGGAACTGTAAATATTTTGTCAAAATTTTGTATTGCGACACTGGATTCAGTTAATCCCATTTTTAGATTTATTTTTCTTATATCGTCAATTCCTAATACTTCAGAATATGTCTTTAAATAACTAATAGATTCTCCTGTTTTTAAATTATTAATATAATTTAGTATTTCTTGCTGTATCTGTTTCGTCCAACGACTATCTTTTTCATCTGAATTTTTTGTTTCCAATACTTCAACTTTTATTAATAACGTACTGTATTTTATGATGTTATATATTATCTTTCTTTCAAATACACCTCTTTTTATTTTTTTTTCAAAAGTTTGTGCATTAGAATCTGCAAGAGTTAATATTCCGTCCGCTTTCAAGTCTAAAATAGTTTCAAAAATTTTGTCATCCGGTGTTCCTTCCAAAAATATTTTGACTGTTCCAGCTTCAGTGGCTGGCTCAGTCTCAGGATCTAATATCAGCACGTTTTTAATATTTTCCAAAACCATTAATCCGTTGTATAATGCTGCATGTGTAGCAGTTTGTTCAACCGTTTCCTTTTTTTTAAGTCTTTCCCTATAAAGACTATCACTCTCATTATCAGAACCGCCAGTTACATCCACATCATTTGTAATTTTAGCAACTCCTTCATATTCGGTCGTAAAAGTAACATCACTTGTGATATTACTTTCTTCTCCAATTTCAAGAGCTTGAATAAATCCTATCCCGTAATACTCATTGTTATCTAATTTATCCAACGTAACGTTTGATAATAGTCTGTATTCTTTTTCAGCATATTTAACAATTGTTTGTGCTGGTATAACTCTATTCTTTTCTCCTGTTATTTTAACCTGTCCAGTTGCATAAGCCCCTACTTTCCGTGGAGTTCTCAGTAAAGTCCCAAAAAAATCTAAATATATCCCTGTTGCTGTATTTAGATTCATTTGATTATTAAATTCAAGCAATTCTTCCCATATTTGTGATAGCTCATAACCTATAGCTTCAGAATGAATCCCTTCTGGAGTATTAAAATCTAAAACATAATTATTATCTTGCAATCTTGCTTTGTACCTATTTTCTATATCTTTCATAATATCTGTAAAACTTTTTAACACAAATCCCTTTTCTGTTACTCCAAAATCCATTATTCCTCCTTTCTAAAACGCTAAAGTCTTTCCATTTTTCAATAACATTTCCACTTTAAAATTATAGTTTCCATTTCTATTTTCAAAATTGCTTTCGAACTTTGTTATTTCTGCCACATCTTCATCTGACAAAATAGTCTCTTTGACCTGGGCCTCCATATTAAATTTTTCTAACAAATTTCCTATTTGTCCATTATTTTCGTTTCTTTTGAGCCAATAAATACCTTCATTCTTATGCAAAAACCATTCGTTAAAAAATAACCTCAATTTATTTTCCAACCGTAATCTTATTTTTTCTAATTCTGAACTTAATATAATATTTTTACCAATCGCAACATCTATTTCTTTATCGTCATTTTTTTCTGTTAGCCAACTTTCTACACTCTCCATAATATCCTCCTAATCCAATGGTAATCCACCGTTTGTATGAGTTAAAAATGACTTTCCACCAATTGTAGCGTCTCCGCTCACTTCTAAACTTCCGTCAACTTTAACAGGCCCACTTATACTGATTGAATCACCTTTTATATTGACACCGCTATCATTTATTGTTACAAGTGTTCCACCATAAGCGATATAGAAGTCGTTAGATATGTTCTTTTCTGCATCGCTTGTTATTTGTCCAACTACAACGGCATTATTTATATCAAATTTTGCACTAGAGTTTGGCTCGCAAGGTTCAGAAGCATTTCTTGCATTAAATGTATCGTGTTGGCAAAAAGCTACTAAGACCTTATCATTTGCAGCTAATGGAGCATTTACTTTGCATTTACTCCCCCAAAAAATCGGAGCAATTGGAACATTTTCAATTATTTCAACTTCATCACGTGTGCCAAAAAGTTCAGGAATATCTAGCATTTGTATACTACAGCTCATGTTAGAGTTATCTACTTCAACAATTTTAGCTATTGCAAAAGTATTCAAATTATCAAATCTTCCACTTATCATTGATTCTATATGATCTCCTACTGTTTTTTTTCTCACTTTTTACCTCCTACTCCATATGTTTTCACTATTCTATCCCAGTCTTTTTCTTTTTTATTTCCGCTACTTTTTGTAGTAGTTTTTTTGGCAGTTTTTTTAGTTTCTGTGTTATTAGATTTTTTAACCTCGTTTTCTTTTTTGCTTGTTTTTTTAGTATTTTTTTCATTTTTCTTACTCTTTTTATTGTCTTTTTCTTTTGCTTTTTTCTTTTTATTTTTAGATGCTTTCTCATTTTTCCCCTTTTTCCCAGAAACAATTTCAATTTCGTTAGCTTTTTTAGTTTCTTCATCATCAAATTTAGTTTTTATTTCTAACTCTGTGTATGCATCACTTTTAAAATTAATAACGTGCTTACCTTTTGTGATAAGATACTCTCCTTTAATTTCAAGTTGCTCAAATTCCTTTTTTAAATCTAAATTAATCTTAAAACCTTCTTGAAATCTATGATCAAATATACTTTTCAATGTATAAGTGCCGTCATTTTCTTTTACATCTTGAAATCGATTCGGATCAAATTCTAAAATACCTCTATTTATCTTATCTCGTGGTTGAAAAGTGACAACTCCATTCGTTATAAAAAAAATGCTTTTAGTATCTTTTGCTATTTCTTTAAAGATGTGTTTTACGTTGTTATGCATTGTTTTGCCATCTTTATAATCAATATCCTTACCAAGCTCTATTGTCCCAGCTTTTAATTTATCCAATTTTGATAAAATTAATTTTATTATTGTGCTAGCTTTTGTCCCTTTTCCAGTTTTAAGATTTATTTTTGTGTCCTTGTATTCATCATTATAAGTATTACAAGTTATCTCAAATTTTTTATCAGCGTTGCTCCAACTTCCTTTCAAACTCTCGATAATCCCTTTATAGATAACACCAATATCTTTATTTACTCCATCGTTCCAATACCCAGCTTCAATAACTACTTCAACACCTTTTTTTAATTTTTTAATCATTTCATCTGTTAAATTATAAATAACAATTTTAGCAATATTAGTGCTTTCTGTTATATCAAATTCAGTTTGTATCTCGAAATCTGGCGAATAGTCAACTCCGTTTTCAACTTGAAATCTTTCAAATTCAATTTCCTCTGTTTCGTCTCCATTTTTTACTTTAAAAGTTACTTTTGCATATCTGTCCCACAAAATATAGTAATTATCATTTACTCCGTTATTTTGTGTATTTTCTATGTTCTCAGCCATTAAACCACCACCATAATATCCTGTAATATTCCAGCCGTTTCCGTTGTAAACTCAACATCAAAGCCATTTAAATTAATTGGCAAAGCTATCATTTTAACATTTGGAAATTCTTTATATCGTCTTCTGCACAATAAGAATAAATCTTCGTATGCATTAATTCTTTGGCCCATATGTAAATTTTCATTATCAGTTTTTATATCTAAATACCAAAGTTCTTTTATATTGTAAATTTCCAATGTAACTAACAACGTTTTTTCTCCATCGTCTAATAAAATTCTGTAACTACTTTTTTTATTTTTCTTATATAAAATATCAAAACTATATAATTTTCTCATGCTTTAATATCTCCTGTTCTAGGATCATCTCCAAGTCCACCTTTCATTGATTCACTCATCGAAACTTCAGACATTTCTCGATTTTGGGTATTAGTCTCTGGATCATAAGCACTCGTTGTAGTCTTTCCGTCAGTTGTAGTAAATTTTAACAAGTTTACTTCTTTTAAATTTATTGAAACTTTTATGCTAGTGTAATTTTGATAATTTTCCGAGTAACTGACACTAGTTATTGCGAGTGGAGCATAAACCTTATCGAATTTAGTATACATAAATGTTGTATAATTTCTTTTTTTTGATTCTTTAACTAATTTCTCAAGTTCATCTTTCCACTCTTTACCGTGTAAAATTACCTCAATTTTTAATGTATACGGATTTACAAACATATTTTCATTAAAATTATCTTTTAAATACGATTTGTAGCCTGTTATTTCATTATCTTGACTATAATCAGTTGAGACCACTAAAAGAGGTATAGTGCCTAAAAACCCGTTAGGCTTAATACCAAAATATTTTAAATACAACTTTTCAAGTTTATCTTTTTGTGTTTCAAATTCTGCAATTGCTGTTTTTAAAAAATCTAATACTTGCATTCTATACCTCCTAAACTATTCCTAATTTTTCAAGTTCATTTTTTAATTCATTTAGTGTTTCATCATTTCCACTAACATTAAATACAAAACGATTATTATTTGTAACGACTGTTCCACTGTCTTTCAGTCCACCACGAGTATTAGCTTTAATAGATTTTAAATTATTCAACATATCGTTAGTTGTTGTGTTTCTTGCAACCATTGAGCCATTTGGTAACCAAATAGCTTCATCCCCATGCTCATCAATAGTAGTCATTCCACCACCACCTTGAGCTTGAAAATTATTAGTCCCAACCGCTTTATGTCCTAAATTACCTAAACTTGCACTTTGATATGTTAAAGGCTGTGGAGTGAATGCTGCCCCTATCGCTTTTTGCTGTGAAGCAGTTTTAGATTTTGCAAGAAATTCTGCCATTCTCGATATTGCAGTTCCTAAAACACTAATAACTCCTCCAATTGCCCCTACTATTGCTGAACAAGCCTCTGAAATAATTTTTTTGGCGGCATTCCAAACTGTATTAACTGCATTCCTAAAAGTTTCGTTTTTATTATAAAGCTCAACAAGCCAGCCAATAAAAGCCCCGATTGCAGCCCCGATTGGGCCTCCTAGCAAAAGACCAGCGATTGCTCCTACCGCCATTTCCCAATGTTCTTTTATCTGATCCCAAATTGCATTAACACCATCTCTAAACCAACTCACGTTGTTATATAACCAAACAAGTGCTATACCGATTGGCCCACCTATTAAAAAACCTCCTAAATAAGACAATATCATTATCCAGTGTTCTTTTATAAAATCCCAAGCCATATTAACGCCATCTCTAAACCAAGTTACATTATTATATAGCCAAGTAAGTCCCATCCAAATCAACATTACAGCACCTATTATTGCCATTGCTATTAAAACGTATGGATTCAAAGCTGCAACTGCGTTAAATGCTGATTGTGCCGCAGTTAGAGCCCATAATATACCTATTCCAACAGCTAATCCTAAAAATACAGTTCCCCAGAATTTAACAGTTTCTTTGTTTTCTTCAACCCATTTGGTCATTTCACGAACTCTTTCTGAAAATTTATCTACTTTTTCTTTAAAAGATTCTAGTTTTTGCTTAACTTCATCAGCTGTCATTCCCCAAATTTTAGTTTTATCTTTTGCATCTTCTGATTTTGTGCTAAAACCAAATATTGCACCGATAACAGCCATTATTAAATCACCAATTGCTCCTAATGCACTTCCTAAACTTTGCAATGTAGCCGTCCACACTTTGTTTACGTCAGCATTTTGTTGTAAATAATCTTGCCATTGCTTGAACATATTAAATATAACTACTAAACCAATTGCCAATAGTCCGTAAAGAACTATTTTTAATAAACTAACACTTGCAATAGCTTCTTTTATCCCAGAAACGAAAGGCCCAATGCTTGATTTCATTTTATTAAATACCATTTCTCCAATTACTAAAGCTCCCAAAATAGAAACTAATTGTAATAGCCAAGGCGCTTTTTCTGCTACTTGTCCAATTGCTTCAGCTATCCCCATAAATAACCCTGCAACCGGGACTAATAAAGGCTCTAACGAGTCAAATACCGCTGCAAACGTACTTGACATTGTTCCCATTAAAGTTTCAACCGCTCCTGCACTTCCTTGCATCATAAAGTCACTCAATTGCTTAGCTACCCCACTACTATTTTTTATTTCATTTTGAAGCTTTTTCAAGTCTTCTATACTTCCATTCAATAGTGTATTGGCAGCTCTACCTCCTTGTACTCCAAATATAGTTTTTAACACTCCAGCTTTATCCGCATTACCCATTTTGTCCGTTACACCTTTTAATCTTTCAACAATCGAAACCATATCTTGTAAATTACCTTTTTCATCTGTAACCTTACCAATTAAATCTTCAAGTTTTCCACGTTTTTTAAAATCTTTCAAACTTTCAAACATTTGATTTAATCCAGTACCTGCTGTTGACCCTGTTAATCCGTTGTCATTCATTTTACCTAACATCGCATAAACTGTTTCAAGTGGTATTCCTAATGCTTTCCCAGACGCTCCAACATACTTAAATCCTTCTGCCAATCTAGGCAAATCAGCAGCCGTATTTTTGGATGTGACAGCTATCATATCAGTAACTTTTTGAGCCTCTTTCGCAGATAATTGATAAGAATTCATGTGCATTTTAACCATTTCAAGAGCTGGTGTTATATCCGAATTAAACGCTTGTGCCAAATTAGCAGCTGCTGGTATTATTTGTTTCATTTCGTCTTTTTTAATTCCTAACGTTGCCCCGGCATTAATAGCCTGCGCAACATCTAAGTTGTTAAATTTTGTATCTCCTCCAACTTTTTTAGTTAGTTGCCTATACTCTTTTAAATCGACACCATATCCACCAGTTTTAGCTGACGCTCCACGAAGTTCGTAGTCAGTTTGCCCGTATTCTTGCAATGCTTCCATTCCAGCCTGTGTAATAAAACTTCCTGCCTTATACAATGCTCCGTCCCGAACTTTATTTAAAAGCCCTTTAACTTTTTTTATTGCGTTGTCAGCACCTTTAGCCACGTTTCCAAGAGGATTCTTAACCGACTTTCCAACTGCTTCTTTAGCTTTATTCAAATCATCTATTTTCTTTTTAGCTTCTTGTGTTTCTTTTTTTACGTTATCCAATCCACTTTTTACAGTTTTACCAGTTCCAAGAGTTTTCATCATATCCTGAGCCATTTTCATTTGAGATTTGAGTTTATCCCCTTGTGCCTGCAAGTGCTTTTGCATATGTTGTATCTGCTTATTAAAATTATTTAAACTAACCTTGTCTAGTGTTTTAGCTAGTTTTTCAGCTTCTTTTTGCATTGATTGTATCCATTGCTTTGCGTTTTTATCTTTAATAACAAACTCTAACTCATAAGTAACTCCTACTCCACTAGCCATTTATATTCCTTTCTTAATCTTTTTTCGTTCTTTTTCTTTTGCTTTTTGAATTTCTGTATCATAAAAGCACATTTTCAAAAAAGTTTCGAACTCTTTTTCAGAAATTTTATTTTCATTATATCTTTTTAAAAAAACAAAAGAATTAAAACTTTTAAAATTCTCATTTATTTCTAACTGAAATGCTAAATTTTCAATTTCAGTTATATCTTTTAGCATTTCATCTTTATTAAAATATATTTTCCCTCCATGAAAAAATGCTGGATTCCTATTTAAGGAAGGGATTTCTTACCACTTCCGATAAAAACACACCTAATCCAATAATTTCATTTGATGGAAAGTCCTCAAAGTCAAATCGTGGCAATAGGTCATCATTGTAAAAACAATCAACTATATCACCGAAATCAAGTACTCCTTTTCCAGTTACTGGATCAAAATCCATTTTTGAATATTTTGACGCTTGCTTTGTGGTAGGATATGTGCAAATCACATCCTTTGGTTTTCCGTCCCAGTCAATCAAAGTATGCTTAAATATCTGCTTAGGTCTTAATCCGCCCTGCTGTTTTATTCTTCTTCTTTCGGCTTCGTTTCTTCTTTTTTTGACTTCTTCTACTGTTTCCTCTGTTGCAATAGCCTCAATCGTTGTCGCTTCATTCTTAACTTCTTCATTTTCAACTGTTATATTTTCATTATCTTGTGTAATAGGTGGTAACCCAGCCATTTCTCTTGACATATTAATTGCTTTCGCTTCTTCTTCGTTATATTTTCTTTCTAAATTCATTTTATTTTCTCCTTATATATTTTAATTTTATTTTTGTAACAAAAAAAATCACAATCAAATTAATGACTGTGATTTAATGTTTCTATTTAATTTTCAATTTGGTCTAGTAAATTTTCTATTACTATTCAAAAAATATTTCATCCAGAACTTCAACAGGATAAGTATTAATTAATCCGTATCGGCTGTCAACTGTTGTTCCTATTAATAAATCCTTTTCCCTGCATATCTTAGTAGCTTTCTTTCCTATAGAAGGTGCATGGTATGATTTTGGCTTTATTCCTTTTATATTAGCATAAGCTATTACTGTCAAATGGTTGCTTGTTACCGTTCTTCTTTGATTATTTTCCAATCTTTTTATGCTCTTGTCGTTATCCTCAATAGTGTTTGCAAGTCCAATTACATTGTTCTCAATATTATTGATTCTGCTTTCAGCTTCTACCATCCATTGTGCCTGCTGTAAAATTAATTCAGCCTGTGTAAGAGGCTTTTTCTTCTCTTCATATTTTCCTGTTTTTCTGATTGTCTTTAAAATCTTTTTCACTTCTTTTTTAAAAATTTTTGCATTAGATTTTGTGCTTTGCATACAGACTTCATAAAATCCATCTTCCGTTAAGAACCACATATTACGGTTTTGACCTGATACGAAAATTTTCCGTATCAGCTTTTCGTCCTCATCTACCATTCTTAACATACTGTTTACATCATAACTTCCATTTGATTTTTTACTATAATCAATCCATTCTGCTACATCTTTTGCTAAAAACAATAGATTTTCAAAATCTCCGTACACTCTAAATCTTTTTCCCAAGATTTCTCTTTCATCAATTACTTGTAATTCATTCATTCTTTTATCCTCCATTATACTATATTTTTTCTTTCAATTCTTGCCACTTTTTCAGCGACTTCCTTTTCGCAATTTCTTTGAACCAATGTGTCTATGTTTGAACCAGCCTCATAGTATTCTCTTTTAATTGTTTGATAATATTCGCCTAAAGCATCTTCCAAATCCATTAATTTATCCAAATTTTCTTTAGACAACATCTCATACATTTCCTCTAATAAATCAAATACCACCTTTTTTGCTGATTTTAACTTGTGATTGTGTTCATCCAATAAACTTTCTGTAATTTCAAATCCTAGTTCTTGTCTAAGTGTCATAATTTTTCCTCCTAAAAATATTTGTTTTTTAAGAGAATATATAGTATAATAGTATTGGTTAGATACGTTATACGTATATATCCTCTTTTTCGTTTCGTTACGAGAGAGGGGATTTTTTATTTTGTTTTTCTTATGATAATTTCTTTATTTTCTTTATTATAACTCACTTCAATTTCGTTGTTTTCTTTAGTTATACCCATATCGTTAACCCATTTACTATTTAATGTTATTCTAGGGGTATATCCACCTGCACCTCCTTTATTAAAATTTACTTTTTTCATAATTTTCTCTTCCATATTCTCACCTCTTCCGTACGATAATTTATAATAACATTTCCGTACGAAAAAGTCAAGAACTTTTTTAAAAATTTTTATTTTTAAATATTGCGTATTTATCTCTCAATTCTTCGCTTTTTTCAAGAACATATTTGAATTGCGTTCTAACATTTTCCAAAGTCATTTGATTAGGGTCTTTAAAAAATTGTCTCAATTCAATAATTACGTTATTTTTTAAAGTGTACTCTTCAGAAGCTGATTGAGATAATTCTCCGCATTCTTTATCAAAATTTGGATTTCCTGTAGGTTTACATTCATAATTTAATACATCATCATAAATTCCATTCAATTTTTCTTCATATCTATTCAATAATCGTTTTGTTTTATCAAAATCTTGAGTATCGAACGCTGTTAAAATTTCCTTGAAATTATCATAATATCTGTTATCAGCATTTTCTAAAAACGTTACAAGCCTTTTCTGTTCTTTTGTCGCTATAGATTTATCAACTTCAGTTGTTCTTGCTTCACCCTTTGGCTCTTCTTTCTTAACCTCTTCCTTTTTGGCTTCGACTTTCTTAACTTCTTTTTTCTCTGCTGTTTCGGTTTTATTCCCTGAATTTGGCGAACTAGCTACCGCCAGAAACAAAAATACAACTGCTAACACAGAATCCAGTTTATCCCTTTTAGTTCTTTCGCTTTTAATTTTCTTTTTTGCCTCTTTCTTGCTCATAGTTTTTCTGTATTCTTTAATTTTAGAAATTTCTTTCAAGCCGAATCTAATTACTCTAACATAGAAATATATACAGGCTACCCAAAATATTAAAAACATTTAATATCATTCCTCCTTAAAAATAATTTTTTATATTATACACTATTTCTAAGAGAAATTAAAAAATTATTTTAATTATACAGTTATCCCAAACTTAAAAAACAAATATTTTAGTTTCACAGTCATTATTCAATTGCCATTGTCCCTTTGGTTTTATTTCTTTTATTTATTAAATAATCCTCCTATATCACAAGTTCTCTGCTTTCTGCTTCAAACTCCCACGCTCTAGCTTCAGTTCCACTTTCGTTTGCATATTTTAATGCAGCTTTTTTCTTAAATGAAACACCATTATATATATAAGTTTCATTTGTATTTGTATCAGTTATTACCATAAACATTGGAAACAACCCTTTGTTTCCTTTCCACAATTTATGCAATCTTTCCATTGTTCTGTGCTCGCTGCTTCCGTAAAGTAAACTTAATGTGATAGATACACTCTCGTCGACTGATACATTAACAACCTTTTGCCCACAACTAGCAATTGTTGAGCTCGAGCTTTCTGTGTTTGGATCATCTTCAAAACCGTCTTCATGTCTGCAAGTAATTGCATAAGGAATACCTGCAGCAGTTAACACAATCTTGACATTATCCACATTATATTGTTTTGTTGACATTTATATCCCCCCCTTTTATTTATCGAATACAATTTCTCCGTCTGTTGTAATTGTTCCTGTTAATGCCACATTTCTTGCACCGTTTAAATAAGTCACTCTTAAATCAAATTTAAACTTACCTTCTCTAATCGATTCTTGTGTTAATTCATCAACTGTCAAATGTCCTAATTTTATGCTAAACTCATTACCATTTTTATCCTTTTGAGTTATTGTCCCGAAATAACTTCCATTACTATCAACCATAAACATCCCAGCATTCGCTCCTTGTCTGCAACGTTCTCTTATGATTGATTCAATCATTAATCTACCAATATCATTCAAAGGTATTTTGTCCTTTCTCACCTGAAATATTGTTAAATCTTTTTTTAAACCATCTCTCAACCAAATTTCGATTAATTTCAATTCGATAAATGTTTTATTATCAGAATTAAGTCCATTTACAATATGAAAATAACCTTGTGTTGGTTTAGATAAGTAATTTAATCCAGCGTCCCAAAAAGATTTTTGCTCAGTTTTTGTAAAATTTTCTTGGACAAAACCAGTTATTTGAGTCGAATGAACAATATAACTTCCTAAATCTTTATATCCTATTGTTCCACCAACTAAGGCCCCTGTAAGCCAATTTCCTTTAGCTAAATTTTTAGCTCCTTCGATTACAAACGCAACGTTATTCACATTATTTTCTGTTTGTAATTTTACAGCTTCGGCTGCACTTCCTACTTTTTCATAATCAACAGCTATAAAAAATTGTTTATCCTTATCAGTTTTTGCATAAGATACTATACTGTTAATATACGTTTTTTCAGAAACAATATCCATATTAGTAATCCAGTTAGTGACTTCAAAAGCGTCCTCATGATCTATATATGTATTCATAAGCTCTGTAAATGTTGCTGCTGTATTATTTCCGTAAACAACTACATTTAACGGTGTATACGCTTGTGAATATGCACTAGCTATTAATTTATAAAAATTATGATTTTCATTTAATCCACTGATGTTTAATTCTAACAAATCGCCAGGTTCTGTAATAAATGTCGGCGATATTGCAAAATCTTTTGTAAAAAACATCAAACTTCTGACATCAGCATAAAAAGCTCTGTTATTTTCTGATTTAATTTGTACATTATTCAAAGTATTTAAATCATTTCTCTGTATTGCCATTATTCCTCCTTAAAATTTTTATTTATATAATGTTCTGCGAAATAACTAAACTGCAAAACTTCCTTGTAATATCTTCTACCCATAAAATTAAAAGTTGTTTCCTGGATTTTGTATACTTTTCTAACTTTCCTTTTATGTTTTCTTTCACCAAAGTAATCATTTGTTGCTTTTGTACTGGCTAAAAATAAATAAAGCATATCGAAATCATTATGTTTTTCTCTTGATTCTAACGTCAAGATAACTTGTATTTCTTCGTCATAACAATATTCATCATTGCCAAAAGGAATTGGATTCCCTGCATCTTCAATGTATATATTATAAAAAACAATTGGAAATTTGAGTTTTTCATATTGCTCAGCAAGTATCTCGTCTCTTTTATCTTCATTGATAACTTGATTTATGCCAAACTTTTTACAAAACTCTTTAATATCATTCACAACTTCTTTTCTAATTTCGCTTGTCATCTATATTCAGCTCCATTCTTAAAAACTCTCCATAATTTTCTTCAATATTGACTATTCTATAAATCACGCCGTTGTGTTTCAGTTTCATATTTTCCGAAATTTTGAAGCCGTCTGTATCATTCAGAATGTAGTACCCCTCTTTCTTATTCGATAAAAAACTTCCGTCCATACTTTGCGGAAACGATGAATTGTGTTTTGGCGTTAATACAGCCATTTTCACAGTCTTTTTTATCTTATTTTGAACCGGATTTCCTAAATCATCAAATTCAACTTCGGAATTTTCTGAATATATAGTTACATCATCAGAAAACTTCCTTATAACTTTTAAAACTTTCCTAATAGCTACCCTAATTTTCCTGTCCACTATCCACCGCCTCTCCCAACAATTCTACCACCATTAATCTTTGCGGCGATATTACTTTTAAAATGCCCTGTTTCAATCATCGGATTGTTAAATCCTTTTTTCTTAATTGTTGCAGGACTGTTTGCTGGACTTTTAATTCTTTCAATCATTGCTTTATATTTTGTGCTTGCCTCTGTTCCGATTTTATTAGTCATCGCTTCAACGCTGAAACTTCCGTTTATAATCTTTGCGACTCCTTCTTTAAAGTATCTAGCCGCCATTGGCTTAAATTGTTCAAATGCTTTTTGATTATAATTCCATCCAGGAACTCCGCGGCTAGATCCTGTATCAAGAACATTGGATAACCCAAAGGCATTAAACCCACCTTTAACACTATAATTGGTTACTGTTCCAACTTCAATTTTTTGTTTGTTCATCGCCAGCAACTTTTCCAAATTCTTGTTTTTTGGTTTCTCCTTTATTTTCAGTTTGCACGGCATTCTTATCACCCAGCTCTATAATTTCAATATTAAGTTTTCTTTCCTCGATTTCCTCTTTCGCAATATTCATTCTGCGAGGTGTCAAATCAAGCTCATTATCGCCTTCTTTAAGCAATATGTGATTTAATTTGACAAGCAGAACTTCCCTTTTTTCCTTGTTCTTAAAATTAAACATGATCCGCTCCTTAAACTATTGATACAGTTGTTTCATTTTCATCAATTCCAAGCGTTTTCAACAACTGTTTATACATCATTAAATATTGATTATTTGTACCTGTTTCTTCGATTACAATGTTAGATACTTGAACTTTCGTAAAATCAAAATCATCTAATGAAGTGAGTAAATATCCAAAAAGATATATTTTGAGCAATTTTTCTTTTTCACTGCTATGTTTTTCTTCAGCAACTTTATAAAACTGCTCAACAACTCCTACATCAAAATCTGAAGTTTCAGGAATATATTTTTTCAGTTCTTCCAAAATTTCGTCCGTCATTACTCATCAACTCTTTCGCCGACAAGTTTATTTTCTGACAAAACTTCAAATTCTGCTTCAGTTAATTCCAGCTTATCGCCAATTTCGTATCTAATATCATTAAATCTCAAAGGTGTTAAAGCTACTGCCTCAACAATAGCTTTTGCCTCTTCCTTTTCATACTCTTTTGCCATTTAATTCACCTACCCAACTGTCGCTATAAACATGCTATTCATTATTGACGGATTCGGAGCAACTAGATCTTCAATTACGACATTTACATTATTTACAACTCCTGCTGATTTTGATTCAGGCACAACTTCCACAGTTGCAAATGTCCCTGCTATATCCACAACTTCTCTATCTCCTAACAACCCAAGCAGTTCATCGGTTTTTGTTGGAGTTGGTCCGTATTCCATAACTCCTAATTGTCCGTTTGGAATTAATGTTACAATGTTATCTGGAAATACATTTTTAGTTGTTTTTCCAACTTTTATTTTTTCATCCCAAATCAATATTGTCATTCCGATTACGTCCTCAATAGTAGATTTAATAAGTGCTGGAGTAACCGTAACAATAACATTCTTGAATAACGCTTTTACAGTATCGTGTTTTTTTAGTGTATTGTATGTAGCTTTTGACATTAAAGCTATCTCTACGTTTCCTTCACCTTCCTCAACTGTTTCTTTCCATCTCTCCAAGTCTTCAAGCGGTTTTGCTGTTGCAGTGCTCCAAACATTAGTTCCTGCTAACGTTTCTTTGTATTTATCAGCAAGTCTATAATTAATTGTCTGTCCTCCACCGTTTTCATCAACAAACGTTACTTTGGCTGTTGATAAAAATTGTGAAACTGTATAAGCTGCAATCGCTCTTGCACTTCCTAAAAAACCTTTTGCTCCTGCAAATTTTTCAAAGATTTGTATTGAATAGTTATCAATAATTGATTGATTATTTGTATTCAAAATTTCTAACAATTCTTTTCTACGTTTTTCATCAAGCTTCATACCTTCCCTAAAAAATTGTTTATCCCCTTTTGTTGTTGTTTTTAAATCCCAGTCTCTAAACATTACATCTGCATCCAGTTGGCTGCTTTGTAATATTTCAACTGCTCCACCGTCTAAGCTTCCAAATGTATTTATATCAAACGTATTCGAAAATACAGCTGGAAACATTGCTTCTACTAACGTAGTTCCTTTTACTCCTGCATAATACTTATTTAAACTCTTCGCATTTAATAAATCTGTTAAATTCATTGGCATTTCTTGACCTCCTATTTTCTATCCTTATAAATGTAAGTTATCCCTGCTGGTAACTCTGCTTTTGTAACAGTAATTGGTGTAGGATGTTCTTTTCCTACTGCAATTAATTTATCTAAATACACAACTCCTTCAAGTGAAACCGTTGCTTGCTCATTGTCGTTGTAATATTTAAACTCAACATCATGCAACAACACAGCTTCCGCCTGTGTTCCTGTTCCTGTTGGCATTACAAACACTCCTTTTTCTCTTAAATCTTCTCCATTTTTTGCTTTAACAAGTGTTCCGGCTAACAAATACTCTTTATTGGTATTTTTGTCCTTGTAAATATAATTAGCAAAATCTGATTTTAATACTTTAACTTGCACATTCAGTTTTTCTTTGTGCATCACTGTTCTTTTTAACATCTCAACCTCCTAAAATTTTGTAAGATCTGTTTCGTTGTTTTTGTTTTTCTCAATCATTCTGTCAACAAAATCTTTTTCATCTTTCTTTTTATCCTTTGGATTGAATCCTCCGTTTGTTATAGAGTTCTTTTTCAAGAAATCTGTTGTGAATTCTTTTTCTTTAGCCGCTACATTCTTAACCGCCAACTCAAGACTTTCAATTGTCATTTCTGGTGTAATTTGTACTAAATCGGCGAATTGTGGACTAATTTTTAACTCTGCTATCAACTCATTTTTTCTAGTCTTTAAAGTTGTTAGATTCAGTTGATTTCTAGCTTCGGCAAGTTCTTTTTCTAGTTTTTCTTTTTCCATATTCGCCAATTCTTCAACAGTTTTACCATGCTTTTGAAATTCTTCAAGCTGTTTATTGCTATGTCCAAGCTGTGATTTTAAAGAATTAATTTCCTTATCTTTTTCAGCCTGTGCCTTTTTAAAATTCTCGATTTCAACTTTTAAGTCGTCAAGCGTTGGCTCATTGCTACCTGTACCATCCCCTTCTCCATTTCCTTTCCCTTCTCCAGGCTCATCATAATACAATTCCATTTGTTTAAAATTTCTCATTTTCATTTCTCCTTGTTTTTTAGATTATTTGCTGTAACTCATAAAATGATTTACAGTATTGATACTCTATAAATTTTTGAGATTTGGCATCAAACGACTCATAAATGATCCGTAATCTTTCAACTCTCAAGAATTTTGGTTTATGTTATTAATTTCCTCTTGTGAATCAGGGAAATAAACAGTAGCCCAACATCTGCAACCTGGTTCTTCTCCAGGGACTATTTCAGCATTATCCCAGTTATAAATTTGTCCATCTCTTGCCTCGTGTGTTGGTCTAACACGTTCATCTCCCATTGTGTTCCACTCAAAATATTCACTTTCGCTTGTAATTATTTCTTTCAAAAAATCCTTATAATAATTGCCTAACATGTTTCTAGCTCTGAATTTAGCGTTATTTCTCAATTTATCTTTTAAATTATCTTTTTCTTTATTTTCTTCAACATAATTATTTAGATTGTTTTGCCATTCTTTTATCTCTTCTATTTGTTTTATCGCTATTTTTACATGCTTTTTTACATCTATATTCTTTATTTTCTTAAATTTTTTCTCATAAGAAATGCTATAATTAACAAATATTTTCAATAAATTTGAATAATCAATATCTGTTTTTTTGCCACTAAATATCGAAAATGCTGTTTTTCTAAAAAAATTAAACAACCTTTTCTCCACTTTATGATTCCATTTAAAATCTATCTTAATCATATAAACCACTCAAATCTTGTAAAGTGTCATCTGTCACTTTTTCTATTAATTTTTTAAGTTTATATTCTTCATCAATATCTTTCGCCTTGCTTATTACATCAAGAGCTAATGATAAAGTTGTTAATTTGGAACTCTTTTCATTTTCCATAAATGTATCAAAATATGTATATTCATTTTCAGTCAATTCATCAGAACTTCCTGACAATTCCAACGCAATTTTATCTGTTTCTAACAAACTTTTTATAAAATCCTCTCTAAAACTTGCCACTTTAGTTTTAAGTCCGTTGTTTTTTAATAAATAAGTTTCCTCACTGACATTTTGCGTCGCTGTATCTACGAGTAAATATTCAGGAAATAAGTTTGATAATCTTTTTTCTAATCTTTCTATATCATTTTGCATTTCGCTAATTAACGGATTTGTTAATTCGATATATTTGAAACTAGCTTCCATTTCTTTTGAATTCTGAGTGTTGATAATTCTTTTGTTTTTGTATCTAGCTTCTTCCAAAAGCTGTGCATTTTTCCTAATCTTTCCATTACTAGAATTAACATCTGCAAATTGTTTTACTCCGTTTGCGTGAAGCCAAGGGTCTCCGTGTATTCCAAATATTCTCCCAATGTAACTTTCAGTTTCATTGATTTTATCTATAATATTCAATGCTTCTATAATATTGCTATCGTTTTTAAATTTTGAAACAGGAATTTTATTCAAAATAAAAGGTGTTTCAACTGTCTCGTTGTCTATTTTTTCGGTTCTTTTAACAGTTCCAGTATCAAGTTTTATATATTCTCTAGAATACTCTCTACTTTGCTCTTCTCCGTTTTCATCGAAATAAACTTGTTCCCCTTCAACTTTAAATTTCTTAATTTCTCCAAAAACTTCCGTGTATTCGACATCGTCTACATTATGTAAAATATACCTAATTTGCTCATCTGGAGTTAATATAACTTCAACAAATACTTCTTCATTCAAATACATTTCTTTAGCAATCTTTTTACTGAAAGTAGTCATTTGATTAATTTCCCAAATTTCTTTTAGTTTATCGTTTTCTATTCCTAAATCTTTTAAAGCTGTATTTGATAGAGCCTTTACAATATCTCGAATCGGATTAAATATTTCCACAGTTCCGTCAAACAGTCCTGGCATATTCTTACTTAAATTTGATTTACTATATTGTTCCCTATCATAATAAGTTTTAATTCTTGTTCTTTCTTCTCTAGTCATTAGCCCTCTTTCCTAATATAAATAAGCAATTCCGCCTTCATCTTTTTTCAAGCTATACAAAACATATCTTATCGCATCCATCACATCGTCATTTTCTTTAATCGGTTCATCATTTTTACCCCAAACATACGAGTATATCTCGCTCTCAAACTTTCCTTTGAAGGCTTTCTTTGTAATTTTTAGCTTATTCCTTTTATACATAGCTCCAACTAAGTCAATACCTTCTTTTACATCTTTTTTAGCATTTTCTGCATTTATTCCAAAATCTAAAAGTCCCTGTACGTATTCAGCTCTAGCACTATCACAAAATACTCTCGAGGCCCTATACTCTTTATATTTCTGTAAAATTAGCATTTTCCAATAATCAAAATATTTATGTTGTCTTGCTATTACTTCGACAATATAATAACTTTCCTCAAAATCCACTCCGATAACTATCAAAGTTCCGTAATGTTCGAATCCCCAGTCGACTCCAATGTAATATTCCTTTATCTCAACATCATCTATACTTTCAATTACATTTTCTTTTTCTGAAAAATCTGCAAACACAACTCCTTCTTGAGCTACCCACAATCCTAAAACATCTCTGTCATAAGTTGCTCCTCGTGGAGTTGTCTTTTTAATAGAATCCACATATTCCTTATTAAGAAAAACGTTATCGTCTAGCTTAAAATTACTAACTAGAATATTCAATCTGCCGTTTTCCAATCTATCTCCAGCATTGTCGATATAATCTTTTTTAACAAAGTGAGCAGGATTGTCGGGATTCGTATCAATAAATATCTTAGCTCCTTCCCCAGATGTTCTTGAAAATGCTTCTGTTATGAAAGTTTGATGTAATGCTGTTGCCTCATTTATATAAGTGCCGTGAGAAGTCATCCCTCTCATTTTCTTCCAGCTATCCGCCTTTTCTCCACCAAATAAATAAACATTGTTTCCGAATAGCTTAAAACTTCCATCTTTTTTTGGCTTAAATTGTTTTCCTAACATAACTTCCCAGTCATTTAAAACATTCCGCCAAATACTTCCGCTTGTTGCTCCAATTACAATAAAATTAAGATTTTGATTAGCCAATGTTGCTATGTGTGATAACATAAGAAAATTATTTAAAAATGTTTTTCCGCTTCTTTTTGCTCCTGTTAAAATTGTGATTCTTGGCTGTTCTTTATTAAATACTTCTAACACTTCATACTGTTTTGGTGTTAAATCATTCATTTTTTTCAACCTTCTTTGTTATATTTTTTAACAATTCAATCATTTCGTTTTCTTTTTCAATTTCCTTTTCGTCATCTTTTTTAATTTTAGATTTTTCAATTTCTAATTTCTCTTGTTGCAACAATTCATCAGCTAACTGTTCTTCTAATTCAGCTTGTCTATAGTCGCCTATAACTCTCGCGCCAATTTTTATATCTCTTTCAAACTCTTTTAATAAATTTAATTTCATTGCAATTAGTTGCATTTCTTCTTTTTCTAATTTTTCAGATTTTAAAAATTGTGTTTCCAATTTAGATTTTTTTTCTGCTATTTTAGACAATCTTTTTTCAGCATCGTTATATTTTTTTTTCGAAATAGTTCTTAATATTTTTTCGCTACGTTCAATCTGAATCACTCTAACACTCTGCTTTTTTCTGTAATAAGTTCTTTCACTTATGCCATTTTTTGCCATTATTTCATACTTTGAAACATCATCTATTATGTCTGATTTTATTTGGGTTTCTTTATCAAACACAACCGTTTTTTTTAGTTGTTTTTTGCTGTTTTTGGTTGTGCCTTTTTTGGTTGTGGTATTACGTTTTTTTTTAATCCATTTTTCTTTAGCGCTCCAAGTTTTTATTGTATTTAACTTTACGTTGTATTTCTTCGCTAAAACGCTCATACTTGTACCGTTTTCATACTCATTCTTAATCAATAATTTTATGTTTTCATCTTTCATTTTTCCTTTACCTTTTTAGTTTTTAGACAAAAAAAGACCGTATGTATAAAATCAAGGCTTTTTAGTTCCTCAAATTTATAAATACGGTCATCATTTTGTGTACGTCGTCATTTATATTTTATTCAATTGTTATTTGAAACTTTTGAAATTAGGTTGCTTTTTTGCATACTCTGTTTTGATATTTCTCTGTTTCTGTTGTTTCTATTAATATAACCCCATTGGGTCTTTTGTCAATAAAGATTTTTCCAATTTTTTCACTTTCTAGAAAATCTTTGATTTCTTTGAGTTTTTTATTTATGCTCATTTTACCTCCTAATTATACCTTATTTTATCAATATTTGCAACCCTTTCACACCCTGATTGCAAAAAAATTTATAATCCAAATCAATCCGTAAATCACAAGTAGATTTACAATCATAGCAATCAAAAATGCTATTATATTGCTTATATTAAATTTAAATGTCTTTGCCTTATTTTTAAATACAATAACTAATCCATAGATGTATCTTACCAGCACTAAAGTAGCTGTTGCTGCGATTAATCCGCTTATAATTCTCATTATTATTTCCATTTATTCCTCCTCTGTTATCACAATCGCATTATCAATTGTAACTCTGCGATTGTTTTCGCTTATTAAGTTTAATGATATTCTACCGCTATTATCCGAATCTCTTACTCTTATCATTCCTTTATATTCTTTTAAGAGTTTCCCATCGAGAGTATAAACCCTTACAGTTCTTTTTAATCCACTTGTATCACTTTTCCAATCTTTTCGACTGTCTTCCCATCTTGCACAACTTCCTAATAATCCTAAAATTGCAATTCCTAATAATAATTTCTTCATTTTAATTCCCTTTCTTAAATTATTTTAAATCCATTTCGATACCCACATACCAAATGCAAAACTTAGAACTAATTTACTTAAATCCAAAAAATCTTTAGCTTGTGAAATTTGTGCAGCACCTATGAATATAAATATAAAACCAAATACTATTCTCATTAATTTTTTTGACATTTTCAAATCCTCCTATTTCTTTTTATACTTGTCTTTATTCAATATTTTTTCAAAACTTGCTTTATTTTCATCTTCCTTGTTCCATAAACTCCAATTTAATTTTCTCCAGTTTTTTAAATTGAATTGCATTCTATCCTTGTTTTTCATACTTCCTCCTAATTTCTATCGTTTTCCCGACATCATCCAAACGTTCTTAATACCATTTTGCTGACATCAGCAATATGCTTTTTGTTGACTTCAACAAAATGATTTTATCCTGGATCTATTATTTTCAATAAAAACTCATACAATCCGTAAGCCATAAGTATCCCAAAACCTAAACTTGCTAACATTCCGAGCAGATTATAATTCTTCATTCTTTCTACTGCATTTTCAAATATTGACCAAATAAATGTAATCCAAAATAAAATTGGTACTAATAATAATAACAATATTGCTATTTTCATTTCTCCTCCTAACCTTTCTCTAATAAAAATAACTTTCTGCTACTGAACTACGCTAACACTATTCCTTTTATTCCTGCTGCTGCTAAAAATATTAAAGCACCTGAAATTAAAAGTGCAGTATATAGCGAAAGCCAGTAACCTGTTTTGTTTTTTGCCTCTTTGTATTCGTCAATAGTACTTTGAAAACAAAAGATCATAAATGTTATTGAAAACGATATGATAGAAAGTGAAAACATCACTCCTGCTATTTTGTACAATATTTCCATTATTTTTCCTCCTTAATAATTCCTCTATAATCCCCATCTTTAAGCCTTTTCCTAAACAATTTAAAGTGATTGGGATAAACTCCCAACAACTCATAAACCAACTGCGGATTCAACCACACACCTTCAATGTGATACTTCTCTTCAAACTCCTTTTGCCCTTTTTCGTGAAACTCATTGTGATGTATTCTACACAAGCTCATAAATGGCGTTTTTAGTCCATCGTCATTCTCGTAAGCCCCAGCAGCACTTGCAATTGTTTTCCAATGATGTAAGTCCGCCCCTTTTCTTCCGCAAATTGCACAAGTTCTTGACTTTAAGCAAGCGATAACATATCTTTGAGTTATGTTGTCAATCTCAAGGATATGTTTATACCTTTTATCGTGCTTACCTAAGATATATAAATTTATTCCAAGATCCAATGCCTGTTCTATGATAAATGATATGAAATCATTTGCTGTTTCCATATCGCATTTTGCTGTGGAAAAGTCTAACCTGTCTGTCGCTATTGCAAACTGCTCTTTCATCAGTTCCTTAATCTCTATTAAAGTATATCCAATATCGTCTCCAAACTGCTTTAACAAAACGTGTATCAAACCATTTTGTGCTTGCGATAATTTCTTTACAGGAATAACCTTGATTGGAAAATGATTTAAGTATTCCTCTAATTTCTCTTTTATTCCTGGATAAACCTTTTCCACAGGCAATGTTATTATTATTTCTTGATTCGAGATTTCTGTGTAAGCCATTTCTTTTTAGCCTTCCTTTTTTTAATGAATTTAATACCCTTAAACAAATTAGCGTTCAACTTCATAAAGTTAAAATCGCTATCATTTACTTTTATTCCGCTTAAAAGCCTTGCTTTTATTCTTTCTAATGTGTTCTCGTCCATTTTTCCTGCCGTCGCCCTTTCTGTCTTAATTTAATATTTCACCGATCCTTTCATATCCCAAATCTCTTAGAACCTTAGATATGTACTCAATTCCTTTTTGATATACAACAGTTTTATAATTTACTTTCACATCACCATTCGGAGCATTCCACTTGCTTTCTACAACTCTAAAATACCCACGGTCAACATATGTTTGAAATGGCATGTTATCTCTTTGTAATATTCCTTGCCTTCTTAAAATGTCAAATAACGTATTTCTTCCAACAGATTTAAAATTTAATACCTTAGCAACTGTTCCTATTTCTGCTGTCGTATCACTACCAGTCACATCATTGTAAAATTCAACTTTAGGCTGTTGTTCCTCTATCTTTTTCTCTAATTCTTGTCTTCTTATCATCTCTTCTTTAAGTTTCATAAAAGCCTGAATAGCTAAATCAGGATTATTCAAAAGTTCTTCTGTTGCATACATTTTTGTTTTTCTTATTGCTGGTAAAATTTCATCAGCAACTTTATCCTGAAAATCTCTAGCAAGTTGATTATTTGCTTTCATACATAATTTATAAAAGATATTTTCATGGTATAAATTCAGGTAATTTTTCACTTCCTTTTCCATCGCAACTTTCTGCGATGACTTTAAATTCTTTCAAATAATCTCTAACAGTTCTCCATCTAACTGTTATATTTCCACTTTTAGAATTTTCAACAAATCCTAATCCTCTTGCAACATCTTCTAAATTTAAAAATATTGTTCCATTTTCTCCAACATACCCTCTTACTTTTTCTATTGTTATCAATTCATTCATTAATATTCCTCCTTAGTTCTCTCCCTCATATTTTTAAGCCATTTTTCGTGATGAACTTGTAAAAATTCTTCTTCAGTTGCTCCTGCATGATCTGAAACAGCCAAAACACTACCTAAAACCTTGTTTTCAGTCAATATTTTAAAATCTGATAATGCAAGCAATGTATCTTCCAAACTTCTTGCTGATAAATCCTTTTTGCTATGATCAACTAAAAATTCATCTAAAAATGGTATTACTTTGCCTTTTGTCTCTTCATCCTTTGCATTTATATAGCTAAGATAAAAATGCAATACATCTGATAGTTCTTCTAACACCTTTGATTTATTAAATTTTCCAGTGCTGTTTTTCCAGTAATTCCATTTGCTTTTAAGTTCTTGAGACAATTCCCCGATTTCTGTTATCAATGCAACCTGAATACCTTTGATTGTTCTAACATTAACAGTTTTCTTTTCATCAAATTTTTTATCCAGCATCGCCTGTCTTTTTAGCAATTCCTCTATATCAAATGTTTTTAACGCTTCCATTATTTCTCTAATTCCTTTCTTATTTTTGTCAAGTTTATAATATTTGTTATTATAAATTTCTCCTTAACTCTTTCGTTTACTGCCGTTTTTACCAATTCCAAAAAGTCTGCTTCTGTTAAATTTTCACTTTTAACACTTATATCAATATTCCCTTTTTCATTGACTGTCTCGTAACAAATCAAATATATCTTTTCATTCATTTTCTAATTCCTCCACTTCTATTTTCACTTTATCAAATCCACAGCCAACTAACTTTTTCACATTAAGTTCTTCAATCTGCGAATCATCTTCATAAATTATTTTAGTCATTGAATCCAAAATAGCCTTGTTGTAGTTATCTATATCTCTTTTTCTTTTATCTTTGAAATAAAGCCTTATATGGACTTTCAAACTATTAGCCAAAGGTTTACACCTAAATTGCTTTTTAAGTTCACCACAGGCTAAATTTTCAAAGATTTTGCCCCTTTTAGACTTGTATCTTCCATTCGGTTTATTTACCCACAAGGAGTTTACAGACGGTGGCATTGTGGATAATTCTAGTTTTATCAATCCTTTTCTCTCCTGTTCTCTTCCAGCTTAAATTTATATAGCTCATCATAAGAATATTCCAAAGCCTTCTGCAATTTGTTTTCAGGAATCTCCCAGTTAAATTGCTCTATACTTCTTACTTTCCCACGATGTCTTCTTATAAATTTAATCCATTCGTTTTCGTCAGTTGTTTTCAGTTCGTTGTTGTCTATCCTTATACAAATGAGTTTTATTTTCATTTAATCTGTTCCATTCCTCGTTTCACAAAGAAGTTGTTGTTTCGTTCCAACTCCTTCAGAAGTTCGTTATCTTCTTGTTGCAACTCTTTTAATTTCTTTTCAATAGCCTTTCTTCTTCTTAAAATTTGTTTATTTCTTTTTACTAGGTCGTTTATTCTTACTGTTTTCATCTATCCTCCTAAAATATTTTGATTTGTTTCGCCACAATTCCTCGCTTTTTCTTATGCTTTTTTAAAAACAAGTTTCTGAATATAGCTTCCAAAATTGTTACCACTATACTGTTCCCTGCCTGCTTGTACAGCTGTGCGTTTGACGTTCCGATGGATTTTGCGGCATAATAATCTAAATCTCTAAATCCCATTAATCTCCAGCATTCAAGTGGAGTGAGTTTTCTTATTCTGTAATCATTGTTCTGTAAAATTTTAATACCTTCTCCCTTGTTCGTTGTAAGAGTTGGACTCAAATTAGTTCTGTATACATTTCCGTTCATGCCTTTTCCACTAGGATTTATATTTGCAACAAAATTATTTTCATGCCACGAACTCTTTGTTAAGGCTGGAACTATATTTTCTTTTATTCCGCCTTTATTGAATCCGTGTCCTTTTTGTATTATGAAATTGTCGGTTGGTCTCGCTCCTGCTCTTGTTATTATGGCGAATGCAGTATTACATTCTTCAAGTTTTCTAGGATTAGATCTTTCGCCCCTTGTAAATCCGTTTCTGTTTTTCATGTCAGAAAAGCATTTCAGATATTTCTCGGATAAATAATACTTGCCATCTACCTTTTCCTCTAGCAAGTCTTTCATTTTAGATTTCAGTTCAACTGGCTTTGGAAACTTATAGTGCATATTCTCAAGACTGCTTACCACGAATATCCGTTCTCTGTTTTGTGGGATTCCATAGTCTTTTGCGTTTAACACTTCCCAGTTTGAATAATATCCCAAACTGTTTAGAAAGCTTAGCCAACGCTCAAAATCTTTTATAAACTTCTTTCCAACTAGATTTTTGACGTTTTCAAGCAAAAGATACTTTGGCAACGTTCTGTTCTCTTTTGCTTTCAGAAGCAATCTTTCAACTTCCAAAAGTAGTCCACTTCTCGTATCTTTGTTTATTCCTTTTTGATGTCCGGCAATGCTTAAATCCTGGCAAGGAAATGAATACGTGAGCAGGTCGCAGTATGGAAGTTTATTGATTTTGGTTATGTCTCCAAAATTGCAAGTTTTTCCGTGGATAGCCTCATAGGATTTGAAAGCAAACTTGTCTATTTCAGAAATTCCTATGACTTCATAATCAATTCCAATATTCCTCAATGCCATCGCCTGACTTCTGACTCCTGCAAAAAGTTCTATGACTTTTATTTTTTGCATTTATCCTCCTATCAGCATTTTATTTTTTATTTCCGACAAATCAATCTTATTTTCAATCTGTGCTGTAATATTTTTATATTCAAGTCTTATGAAATTCATATTTTCTGTATTGCCAATTTTGGCTTCCTTATAGCTTATCATTCTAGGTTTTGTTTGTCCAAGCAACTGACTTGATCCTCTGTAATAGTCAGAAGTCTCATAAGGGCGTTCGTAGAACCCTTTGTATATTCCGTCAAATTCCCATTTCAGAAAACTGTCAAATTCATCATCTTTCATCGTGCATAGTCTGTTCCAGCCGGCATAATCAACTACTGCATGTACTCCCTTATCCTCAAAGCACACCATGCCTTTGCTTCCGTTTTTATGTATCGCTGTTTTCAGTAATTTTTTTGCATAAAATACTTGCTGTTCCAAATCTGAATCTTTAGCATATTTTAAAATTACTGGGACTTTTGGCATAAAATCACCTTCGTATTCCTTGACTATTCTGCCTATTGCATGGTTGAATTGCTCTATGCTAAGTTCAGCTAATCCCATAAAATAAATATTTACAAGCCCTTCCGTTACCCTTGTGTTAGGGTAATAGTCAAGCAGCATTCCAAATCCTTCGTTAAATTCCTCCATTGTCATTTCTGCTACCTCCAAAATATTTTCTAAGTCCTTCCGCCGTTACTTTTGGTCTTTCGGTTTTTGCACTTGCTCCAGGTTTTTGATTAGCATGAGTATTATTGTTTTTTATTTCAGAGTTTACTTTATCATCATAATTTCCTTCGAGCACTTTTAAGAAATTTGATTTATTAATAAACCAGTCAAACGATATTTGCCAACCTGTTTTGTTATTTCCTTGAAGAAAACTAGAAGTATGAACTTTTTTCATTGCCTGCAATACTTCTTCTGCCGAATATTCTTTCAGCAAATTATTAATAACTCTCTTTCGTTTTTCAGTTATTTTTAGTTGTGTGCCTGACAATTTATATTCATGAGCAATTTTTATCCATTTGTTTTTTATATCTTCACATGCTTGTGAAAATTCATTTTTCACATGTATATTATTATTTAATAATAAACTTGTATTATTAATACTTGTATTATTATCCTCAATCTTTTTGTTGATAGGGGTATCAATTTTTTCGTTGATACCCTCTAAATTTTTTGATTGACAGGTGTCAATCTTTTCATTGATAGAGGTATCAGTCTTTTCGTTTGTAGGGGTAGTAATGTATAATCTTCTTTCCTGTATGTTTTTTGTTCCTTTTTCATAAATAATTACTGATTTTAAATAACCTCTTTTTACAAGATTGTTTATCCAGTTTCCTACCGTATTTTTATGAACATCATATAGTTCAGCAAAATACGAATTTTTGGCGTAACAATATCCTTCTTTGCTTGTAAGTGATGAAATTTCAGTAAATAATATTTTTTCCATTGGTTTTAATTCTTTATCATATCTTACATTCGCTGGTAATATTCCATAATAATTAGGTTTTTCCATCTTTTTCCTCTCCCTACATCTTGTGTTTCTTAACAACTTATGCTATAATAAACACAAGATATAGATTTCCATATTTTTTCCTGGCACTCTTTGGAGTGCTTTTTTTGTTAATTAAATTTTCCTAGTCTCAATCTTTTCTGATCCCTTATTATGAAATATCCCTGACTGTTAAAGTATATTTCGTTTACTGTCGTTCTTTTTGTCCTGGAATCAAATAGCAATACACTTGCTTCTGTTACTTTTCCGTGTCTTTTGCTAACTCTTTTAATTCTTTCTCTATTCCCTATTTCTTCTAAGATATGTAAATTCTTATATCTTAGGCACTTTTTTAAAAATTCTTTAAACATTTTTCCTCCTTGAAATTTACAATTTTTTGTGATATACTCCCTATGTTAGCAACATTTTAGAGGAAGTGCTAACAATCAAAAGAAAGGGGGAATATATGGAAATTAAATTCAAATCTAGTACTAAAAATTTTGAAGAACAACTTTACGATGCAATAAATTCAGAAATTTCTGAAAAACTCGGAACAGAAGTTGATATAAGAAAAAACACTTCTGTAAATGCTCCTGCTGACCACTTTTTTACACCTGAGTTTATACAAGCTGAAACTAACAATAAATTCCAAAATATAGAAGATTTTTTGGCTTATATTGATATTCACAATACTCAGGATTTAAAAGATTGCCCTGATGGAAAAATAAATGATCATGTAAAAACATTTACATCTTCAAGCACTTGGCAAGAACTTTTTGATAAAGCTGTTAAAAAAGTTTTATAATTTTAGACAGAGCCTTTTAAGGTTCTGTTTTTTTACAAAATATCAATTGAGCCTGATATTCTTTTGGAAAATTTTTTTATTATTTTTTCAATCTCTTCTGTATTCAGCTTCACATCAATTCTTAATTCATTTTTCTTAACAGTTTCCGAAACTCCATTCTTTAAAGTTGCTGCTTCCACAAATTTCATTTTTACGCTATTAGAAATTGTGTCAAAATCTCTCAAAGTAACATTGTTTTCTTTTAATATTTCAATAATTTTTATTTCTATTAATTTGTTTTTTTTCATTTTTTCTTTAATATTCATTACTCACACCTCTCTTATTTCATTTTTACCCCCTTTTGAGTTATAATAATATCGTCAAATAAAATTAAATACACAAGAAAGGAGGTGTAAAATTATGTATCCGGATAAAAATATGTTAGAGCAATTAAAAAATTTATCTGTTTATGCAAAACAACTTAAAGAAATCTCGTCATTTCTTCAACAAACTCCTAACTTTTATGATACTGTAAAACAATATCAAAATTTTGCAGATAATATTCAAAGAAATCCTCAACAACAAATACAAGCGTTGGAACAATTTCGGAGTTTTTTTAAAACTTATGAAAAAGAAATAAAAGAAACTTTTTCAGAAAATCAAATTGCCAGATTTGAAGAAGAATACGACGAAATATCTTCGAATCCAAATGAAGCTGGAAAAGAAACTTTCATTTCCTATAAAACTTTTGTTATATTTTTTATGTGCGTTGCTTTGACTGTTTTAGATGTTGCTCCAATTCCTTATGCAAATTTAATAAAAAGCCTCACTGAAGCATTTATAGCTAAATATGTAGATGACGAAAACATAAAAAGCTATCTTGATAAATTCTCTAAAGCCATAATTGATTTTTTAGACGATAATTTTATCAACAAAAGAAAATAAATTTTTGTTGTGTTTTAAATTAATTGTGCTTGCTAATAGTGATATGCTAAATATTAAAGCTGTCTCAAAATTTGTCAGCTTTAA